CCAGCCATTCTCTTGGTTGTTCAGTCATTTTAGTCTCCATGTGAGGGTCGGGGTATTCCGACCTAACAAACACATAATACCCTATTGGTGATGCAATGTCAATAGCTAATTAGACATGCAAGTTTTAGTGCATAGACGTTTACATAATTGCCTATGTAAATGGATTTACTTTCTGCCGATCTTTACATCTGCGGCATGGTGCAAACCTACGATACTTTCTGGCAGAAGCTGTATGCCAAGCGCCTCAACGAGGCTGCGGAGCGTGAAAGCGAGCGCATTGTTGCTGGCAACGCTCAGGATTTTGCCGATTACAAGTTTCAGGCGGGCATCATACGGGGTCTTAACATCGCTCATGAATTGATTGGCGAAGTTAACACTGAGATTGCAAAGGCAGAACAGGGAGAAAAGTAAATGCCATACATGCGTATGGAACACGACATTGATCCGGCGGAGACGATCCGCAAGGAGATGGGCAACATCAGCGACATTGAGATTTTTCACAATCAGGTGCTGGTTGCCATCTACATCCGCCCGGAGAAGACCAAGAGCGGCCTGTACCTTTCCGCGCAGACACGCGAGGAAGACAAGTATCAGGGCAAGGTCGGCTTGATCATCAAGAAGGGCGCTGATGCCTTTGTGGATGACAGCGGCAAGTGGTTCAAGGGTGTCAATCTGGACGTTGGTGACTGGATTTACTTCAGGCCTTCAGACGGCTGGCAGATCACGGTTCACGGCCAGCTTTGCCGTATCCTTGATGACACGGATGTCCGTGGGCGCATCCCCGCCCCGGATGCAGTCTGGTAAAGGAAAAACTTATGGCAGACGAAAACATTGAGACAAAAGACGATGAGATCATTGTCAGCGATGCCGTAGAGGCATCTGCTGAAGCTCCAAAGGCCAAGGGGGATGAGATTTCTCCTGAGCTTGGCATTGAGGCGCTGAGGCAGCAGCTTGACATGGAGCGCAACGCCCGTGCTGAGGCTGAAAAGCGCGCCCGCATGGCTGAGAACTCCGCCTCCAAGGCCTCCTACGAGGTGCAGGACAGCAATCTCCAGCTTATCGTCAGCGCGATTGACAGCGTAAACCGCACCAACACCATGCTGAAGCGCGATTATGCGGCGGCTATGCAGGCTGGCGCGTTTGATCAGGCGGCTGAAATCCAGTCGCATATGTCAATCAACGGGGCAAAACTGCTCCAGTTGGAGAACGGCAAGGCGGCCCTGACCGAAAGGCTCAAGACCCCGCCCCAGCAACAGCCGGAAATGCCCGCTGACCCGGTTGAGGCTGTCGCTTCGCAGCTTTCTCCGCGCTCTGCGGCATGGGTAAGGTCGCATCCTGAGTGTGTCCGCGACAAGCGGCTCTACATGAAGATGGTCGGCGCGCACAATATCGCGGTTGCTGACGGTTTTCAGGCGGATACCGATGAGTATTTCGCGGAAATTGAGCGCCAGATGGGCTACCGCAAGCCCCAGACGGCTGTTCAGCAGGATGACGAGGAAGAACCGACATCCATGGCGGCAAAACCCATGGCCCGGAAGGCTCCCCCGCCCGCTGCGCCGTCCTCAAGGGCTGCTTCCAACGGTTCTGGCGGCAGGAATGCCGTCACTCTGACCCGTGAAGAGCGCGAAATGGCTGGCATCATGGGCATGACCCCTGAAGAGTACGCCAAGAACAAGGTTGCGCTAAAGAAAGAAGGGAAATTGCAGTGATGAGTGACGAAAACATGCCGGAAATCGTTAAAAAGTCGCCCGGAAGGCCGCCGAAGGTCATGCGCGACGATCCCGTGGCGGAAACCCGTGAAGATATGCGTGCAGGCCAGCGTGAGGACGATCCCCGCGCCCGCGCTGAACGCCGTGCGGCTGAAATCCGCAAGCACCTGAAGGGTGACACCAGCGATGGTGCTGACCGCTTCTGGGTTGACCCGGCTATCGTCCCTGACGGCTGGTCATACGAGTGGAAGCGCAAGACTATCTGGGGCAAGGAAGACCCGGCCCATGAGGTTGAGCTTGCGCGGCAGGGTTGGGAGACTGTACCCGCCACACGCCACCCGCAGATGATGCCGAAAGGCAACTGGCAGACCATTGAGCGCGATGGCATGATCCTGATGGAGCGCCCGAAGGTCCTGACGGATGACGTTCACCGGGAAAACCTCAGAAAGGCCCGCCTTCAAGTCAAGGCCAAGGAGGCCCAGCTTAATCAGGCTCCTGACGGCACCTTTGAGCGTGACGATCCGCGCGTGAAGCCTTCAATCAAGAAGAGCTTTGAGGCGATGCCGATCAGCGACGAATAACCCCTAGCCGGGGCCTACGAGCGAGCGCCGTCCATTAACTTGGGCGGCGTTTGTTTTTGCATATTGTCAAGTTGCATTTTAAGGTTTATAAACACCTCATTCCTTCCCGGTGAAGGATAAACCTTTGTTTGATTGTCCTGCGGCTCGGTGCTGATTTGTGATGATCGTCTCTTAGGAGAACCGGGATGCCCAATACAAACGCTCCCTTCGGTTTCCGCCAGTATCGCGGACTTGGTTCTGCTCCGACATACGAACAGTCGGTTCGCCTGATCAAGTCTGACTACTCCACGGCGATTTACTTTGGCGACCCCGTCAGCAATGCCAATACTGGCTACATTGTCCGCGCGACTGCATCGCCGGGTACGGCTCAGATTTCTGGTATTTTTGCGGGCTGCAAGTACCTCTCCACCTCTCAGAAGCGTATTGTCTGGTCCAACTATTGGCCCGGTGCTGACGCCTCCGCTGACGTTGAGGCGTACCTGATTGATGACCCGAATGCTCAGTTCCTTGTTCAGGCTGGCGGCACCGCTATCGGTCTGGCGGATGTGGGTCTTTATGTCCAGTTCAACCTCGGCACGGGCAACGCCAACACGGGCATCTCTGGTGCCTTCATTGAAAGCCCCGCCGTCACCGCAACCCTTCCGTTCCGCATCGTTGGTTTTGATGTGGACCCGCCGGGTTCCAATGGCACTGACATCGCATCTGCTTACAACTATGTGATCGTCGGCTTCAACAATGTCACCAGCCGCAACAACGGCGCTGGTCCGACAGGCATTTAAGGAGTAAGGACCAATGGCTGTTAATCTTAGTGCCATCAAAGACCTTCTCCTGCCGGGACTTCGCGGCATTGAAGGCAAGTACGAGCAAATCCCGTCTCAGTACGACAAGATTTTCACCAAGCACGAGAGCCGCATGGCGCTTGAGCGTACCGCTGAAATGCGTTACCTCGGCCTCGCGCAGCTTAAGACCGAAGGCGGCCAGACCGCCTTTGATAACGGCGCTGGCGAACGCTTTGTCTACAATCAGGAGCACACGGAAATTGCTCTGGGTTACGCGATCACCCGCAAGGCGATTGACGATAACCTTTACAAGACGCAGTTCCAGCCCTCCAACCTCGGCCTTGTTGAGAGCTTCAACCAGACCAAGGAAATCTACGGCGCGAACGTCATCAACACCTCCACGACCTACAATGCGTCTGTTGGCGGTGACGGCGTTGCTCTTGTAGCCACCAACCATCCGATTGATGGCGGCACGGTTGCGAACCGTCCTGCGACAGATGTGGAACTCAATGAGGCCACCCTGCTCGCTGGCATGATCGCCATCCGTACAGCCTTCAAGGATCAGGCTGGTCTGAAGGTCTTCGCACGCGCCCGTAAGCTGCTGGTTCCCCCGCAGCTTGAGCCTGTTGCGATCCGCCTCACCAAGTCGGAGCTCCGTCCGGGTACGGCGGATAACGATGTGAACGCGATCATCAGCACTTCTGGCGGTCTGCCGGAAGGCTACATGACCAACGACTACCTCACATCGGCAACCGCTTGGTTCCTTCTCACCAACATTGACGGCCTCTCTTACATGGAGCGCGTCAAGTTTGAGACGGATATGCAGGTTGACTTCGTGACCGACAACCTTCTGGTCAAGGGCTACGAGCGGTATAGTTTTGGATATTGTAATTGGAGGAGCATCTGGGGCAGTCTCCCCACCTAATTGATTTAACTGGGTTTTTTCAGTTATCAATAGGCGCTCTTGAAACAATAAGGTTCTCCGGTGTATGGTTCAAAAGATCAACACCGGAGGACAAAATGAAAGGCAAAACCAAGGTTCCTAATCTTTCTCACGAACAAGTTCTGGAAGCATTGGAGTACAATCCAGCGACCGGGGTGTTTAGGTGGAAGATCAGCCCAGCCAAGAACGTAAGGTCTGGCACTGTGGCTGGCGGGCATAGCAAGGGTAACGCCTACCGCTATATTCGCCTAAATGGTGAAGAGGTTACAGAAGGCAGGCTGGCATGGTTCTACATGACAGGGAACTGGCCTGAGAGGCGGATTAGGTACAAAAATGGCAATACGACTGATTGCCGCTTTGAAAACCTAACTCTCTTCAATGGCATTGGCGGCGAGTACGATCACAAGACCCGCGAAGGCCGAAATGCTTATCTGAGGTCTTACCGCCGCGCATCTCCTGTATTAGAGAGGTCGCGCTGGCTCCGTAATCGCTTTGATCTTTCATTGGAAGCTTACAATCAGATGCTTGAAGCCCAAGGCGGCGCGTGTGCCATCTGCAACCAACCAGAAACACACAAGCGGAACGGAAGGCTTAAAGCACTGGCGGTAGACCACCATCACGCCTCTGGCAAGATACGCGGTCTTCTGTGTTCTGATTGTAATACGGGCATTGGCAAGCTGAAGGATGACCCCAAAGTTCTTCTTGCAGCCGCTGAATATCTGAAGCAACATCTGGGGTAATCTTTACGCCGACCGTCCCAGCGGACCCGCACAGACGGCGTAACGTAAGTGCAAAAGGAGGTTCCTGTGGGAACTACTACGTTTACCGGGCCAATTAAGGCTGGCCCGATCCTCAACACCAGCGGCACTACGCTGGGGAGGGATGTCAAGAACACTGGCTTTGTGGTCATGTGCCAGACATTCCCGATCACACAAGCTGGCACCACTACCGCTCTGGCAACGCCCATCGTGCTTCCTGCCAACAGCCATATCATGAACATTCAGGTCTTGCAGACCACTGCTTGGACTACCACCACGACGATCAGCGTTGGCACTAGCGTCACCGCCACAGAACTCGTTGACGCAGGCGCTCTGGCACCCGGAACCAGCTTGCTGTCGGGCTTGAACCCCGGAACCAGCGCAACTCGCGCGGCCAACTGGGATGACACTGGCACCACAGACAAGCGCATTTGGGTTCTGTCTGGTGGTACAGGCTCTGGTGTTGGCACACTGACAGTGCGCTACATTCAGGCTCACGATAGCTAATTCTCACAAAAGGAACTGAGACAATGGAAAAGATGAAGGGCGTGATGCCCCAGAAGAACAGCCCGGAACTTGTTGCTGGCAACAAGGACGTTGTTGAGGCCGCTCGCAAGATGCGCAAGTCTGGCGGCAAGGCCATGAAGGCCAA